GTGACTATGTGACCCTCGGCGTAAAAGGTGGGGGTTGTTCTGGTATGCAATATGTGTGGGATTTAAAGAGTAATTTGCCCGATATCGAATGGTCTGATCCTATAGATAATGTTCTTGTAGTTGACCCTCTTGCTGAAATGTTTCTTTTAGGTAGTGAGGTAGACTATATTACAGAACTTGGAGGTTCGTTTCTAACTGTAAAAAATCCAACATCTACAAGTAGTTGTGGTTGTGGAGAGAGTTTTGGGGTTTAATATGGAGCAATTCAAATTAACTAAATCTTGGACACAAAAATATGAACAAATTACCAACTATAATTATAATATTAATATCACTGCCAATGCTAGCATCTTGCGGATTCTTCCTACCTTGGCAAATGTCAACAGCGCTAACAGCTGGAGACATAATTTTATCGGAGAAAACTGGAAAAACTTCTAGTGAACATATCGTTGGGAAAATAACTGGTAAAGAATGCCAATGGGTAAGAGTTTTAGACGGCGAAGATGTTTGTATGAGCAAGAAAAGCTATGAAGAGTATCTTTTAAAGATGAATTGCTTTCAATACGAGTGGAATATTCTGGGTCTGCCCAGTTGTAAAGATGGTAAAACTAATAAAAAAGAAAAATACGGCCCTGGGCCGTGGTAGAATGGGGATCAAACATGTATGAATATAGATGTGTAATACTAAGAGTAGTAGATGGCGACACCGCTGATGTGGACATAGATATGGGTTTCGGCGTGTGGTTTCGTAAACAACGTATTCGTTTTTATGGTATCGATACTCCTGAGAGTCGTACAAGAGACTTAGAAGAAAAGAAGTACGGCCTTATGGCAAAAGAAATAGTTAAGAAGTGGATACCAGAAGGTTCTGTTCAAACACTTATCACAGAGAAAGACGATAAGGGAAAATACGGTCGCATTCTAGGAAAATTCAAGATTACTCATGAGGAAGAAGAAACAACTCTAAACGAGTGGATGATCAAACATCATTACGGGGTTGAATATTTTGGTCAAGCTAAACAAGACATTGAAGAAGAACATCTAAGGAATAGAGAGTTAGTTAATCCTGATATGTCAAAACTCTTCAACTTACATTAAAGAAACCACCACAAAAAATATAAAGGATACTATATTATGAAATTACTAAGTGAATATTATGGAGAAGATAGGCTTGCATACAGAGGCGCCAGAGTGTATCTTCATTCCGAAACTTGGAGCGCAGTTAGTCAAGATTTAATTCAAACATACCTGCTCGAATTTATCACAAAAAATAATAAAGTCTCTAAGGATTCTGACGATATGGTCGTGTCTGATTTTGAGACAGTCTCTTTACAAAATGCTCAGGACAGAGCAGAAAATTGGGTAATGGGTATTGACATTACTTCTAAATCCTGATATTATATACCTTATAATCAGAAAGGATTTTCATGACAGAGAAATATAGATTTGTGTCACGCGAAGGTGACAAGTGGGCTTCTATACTTATCGACAGTGGTAAGTATAATGGTATCATATATAAATATGGTAAAGTTTCAGTACCAGAAGAAGAGAATGAAGATGGTAACATGCCACTTTCATTTAAGTATAATATTGTGGACTATAACAGCCATACAGAAGAATCCTTAAAAGAAACAGAAGAATTTACCACAGTGCTTGGTGATATACTTGTAGTAATCCTAGATGAACAGTTAGAGAAAGATAACCTTGAATATGCAGACGATTGAACGAACGGCACTAACTCAACTTGTAACGAATGAGAAGTATGCAAGAAAGGTTCTGCCCTTTATTAAAGGTGATTACTTTTCAGATAGAACAGAAAGAACTATATTTGAAGAGATTACAAAGTTTGTAGACAAGTATAATAAAATACCTACACAAACTTCACTAGAGATAGAGGTTCAAGGCCGTAAGGACTTGAATGAACATGAATACAGTAAAGTTGTAGAGGTCATAAAAACACTAGAATCTACTGATGTAGATTTTGATTGGTTAGTAGACACTACTGAGAAATTTTGTAAAGATAAGGCGGTATATAATGCGATTGTTGAAGGTATTTCTATCATTGATGGAAAAGATAAAAATAGAGGTGCAGATGCAATTCCATCTATTCTCACTGATGCTTTGGCCGTGGGTTTTGATAATCGTGTCGGCCATGATTATTTGGTGGACGCAGACTCCAGATTCGATTATTATCACACGGTAGAAGAGAAGATACCATTTGATTTGGATTTCTTCAATCGTATCACTAAAGGTGGATTACCTCCAAAGACTTTGAACATTGCTCTTGCTGGTACTGGTGTAGGTAAATCATTATTTATGTGTCATGTGGCAGCTAACTGTTTGTCTCAAGGTAAGAATGTACTCTATATCACACTAGAGATGGCTGAGGAACGCATTGCAGAACGTATAGATGCAAACCTTATGAATGTTTCTATGGAAGACTTACATGACCTACCTAAACAGATGTTTAAGAGTAAGATAGATCATATCATCAAGAATACCTCCGGCCAACTCATTGTCAAGGAATATCCTACTGCATCAGCGCACTCTAATCACTTTCGTGGACTGATTAAGGAACTTGCTATCAAGAAGAGTTTCAAACCAGATATCATATTCATCGACTATCTGAATATATGTACGTCATCTAGAATTAAGGGAGTTACTAATGTCAACTCATATACAATGGTTAAGTCGATTGCAGAGGAACTTAGGGGACTTGCTGTTGAGACTAACGTCCCGATTATGTCTGCTACACAGACTACAAGGTCGGGGTTCTCTAACTCAGACGTTGGGTTGGAAGACACAAGTGAAAGTTTTGGACTTCCTGCTACAGCAGACCTCATGTTTGCTCTTATTAGTAACGAAGAGCTTGACGCTCTCAATCAGATTGCAGTTAAACAGTTGAAGAACCGATACAATGATCCTACTACAAACAAAAGATTCGTGATAGGCATAGATCGTGCAAAGATGAAACTCTTTGACGTTACACTAGAAGAACAGAAGGGCCTTGCAGATAGTAACCAGACGAAGGAGACAGATGACTTTGCAGAACCAGTATTTGATTCAACAGAATTTGGAGAAGGGTGGCAAGTATGATAGATTATAGGTTTATGTGGAGTGAGCTCAGTTGGAAGATATTTGATGCTGGTTCCATTCTGTTTGATGACAAAAGTAACGATCTTCGATCCCTACCAAAGTCAGTTCGCCTGAACCTATTGATCACACTATCTACAATGTGGTCAACAGTGTTCACTGTATGGACGTTTGAGGCAGTCTATGGTATAGCGTATGGGTGGGGTGGATTGGTTATCGGTCACATTCTATTCATCATCGCCACATACTATACATTTCACTCATTCAAGAACGTAAGAGAGCAAAACAAAATAACGGCAGGAATACGCACATATGATGAGTGCTATGATTTTCTCTCTAAAAAGGATAGATAATGAATGTAACACAAACAAATTGGTTTGCAACACCTGTATGGGAAATTCAAACAGAATTAGCTTTAGGTAAATTGAGAAGTACAGTCAAGAGTATACGTAAGAAATACCCAGAGGGTGTAATATTAACTAACGTGGGAGGATGGCAATCAAATTCATATCCCAATGTCTGCTCAAAGTATGAGGAAGACTATGGTATAAAAGAACCAATGACACCTGTTATTGAATTTCTGAATAATATGGCAGATAGCTGTGCAACTCAAATGGGAGTTCCAAAGCACTTAAAATTACTCAACTTTTGGTTCAACGTCAACGGATATAAAGATTACAACAAACTTCACAATCATCGTGGATCTTTTATTTCTGGTGTCCTGTATATATTGGTGCCTGATGATAAATGCGGTGGTATTACATTTAATCGTGCAAATGATGAATCTGAGTACTTTTTACCAGAAGACTTGGTTGAGCGCAATACGTTAACATCAGCAACATTTACACTTGAACCAAAAGAGGGAAAACTGATACTGTTCCCGTCTTGGTTTCGTCATATGGTAGAACCCTCTCAATCACGAAATTCTAGAATATCAATGAGCTTTAACTACGGATTTACTAATGATGATATATGATGTAACGTACACAATCCTACCACAATTTGCTGGAATGGGCATATGGACGTATATCGGCGATTGTCAGCGCGATTACGATGGCCACAATAAGAAAATGTGGCATTACTTGATTGCACCAGACCATACTCGAATCGATATAGATGAGTACTTTGGGCCCTATCAAATTCCAACATGGGAAGAGTTAGAGGATTTAATGATAGAACTTCCAGAGGTCAGAAAACATAATGGATAATATAACTTGGTGGCGTTTTGATAACGCAGTGGATTCAAAAACGTGTAACAAAATAATAAAACTTGCAGATAAAAAATGGATCACGGCGGCTACTCGAAAAGAAGAAGGGCAAAAAAATAGAAAGACAAATATTTCTTGGACAAAAGAACAATGGCTATTTGATTTGGTATTTGAATATATGACCTCTGCAAATACACAAGCTGGTTGGAATTTTGAAGTAGATGCCGCAGAAACTATGCAAATTGGTAAATATAGTAAAGGGTGCTTTTATAACTACCACCAAGATGGAGATGGCGTAACAACATACGATGATCCAGAAAACGAGTGGCTTCATAATAAAACAAGAAAATTGTCAATGTCTATACTGCTCAACGATAATTATGAAGGTGGCGATTTTAAATTTTATGGTGATAAAGAAACTGCACTAAAGGGGAAAGCAAAAGGAAGTGTTCTTGTATTTCCATCTTATATGCAACACTGTGTAGAAGAGGTAACAAAAGGAAATAGATATTCTCTTGTCGTATGGTTTCTGGGTAAGGGATTTAGATGAAAAAACGTATACACATCAATATGCACGTTATTAGAAGAAATAAGAAGACAGGCGAGAGAAACCCTGTTATAACATGTAAAACTTCTAAGAGCAATACCTATGGAGACAGGGTGAGTATAGATGGCCCCTCTACGGTCATATACTCCCCAGACAAACCACTTTCATGTGGAGCTCGTGTATGGATAGAGACAGAAGCACCAGTAACAGTAGATGATAAATGCATCTGGTAATGCAAAATAATACTTGACAAATCCTATTCCATGTGGTACTATTAGTAATAATCGAGAGAATCACTAATAAAGGAAATAATATTATGGCTGCAGGTAACACAAAAGAACACTATACACAGGATGCTGCTGAAGCATGGATTGTATATTGTCTGCAAAAATTATCTGTTAATAATGGTACAGCCATTACAGATAATGTAAAAGAGAAACTTTCTGCTTTTAACAAACACTGTGAAGACAAAAAGATTGTAAAAGATTTTGATAAATCTTCTTACAAGAAAAATGTTGACGCTATAGTTGATAATTTCTATAATGATATTGTTAAAAAATATCCAAACAAAAAATTTGATATTGTTGATGTTGAGAAACCTTTTCGTGCCAAAAATCTAAAAGGCGATTTTATCATCGATTTTGGTAAAAATGATTATATTTCTTTTTCTCTCAAGAACTACAAAAAGGGATATGCCTCTATTCAGCTTTGTTCTGGTACATTTCTCTCCTTTATGAATAATTTTTTGTTTGTTCCTAGTGGTGTAGGAATGTTTGTCAACCCCTATACTGGTGAAAAATTTAGTGGTTCTAACTCTAAGATTCGTAATGATATATTAAAGAAGAAGGGATTATCTGCTCTTATTCCATTTTATTCTAAGATAGAAAATATTCAAGAGAATATGAGAAATTTCTACATCAATGATCCGTCTGCTAAATTTTTCTACAATATTGAAGATAAGTGGAAAAAAGATTGTTATGACTGTGGCCATGATGCAGCAAAACTAATATCTGAAGCCATGAAATTAATTAACAACGATAATGTTAAAAAACGAGTTATGAAAATGTCTGG